TTATTTAAGTTTCCTATTAGGGGAAGCTTTAGACATGGAAGAACAAGAATATTTAATGAGCGTTCTGGAAACAGATGAGCGTTTAAATGGCATCTTTGATAAAGTTATGGATGTCGCAGGAGAATTCTCAGGTGAAGGATCAGTAGATGGCCCCGGAACTGGAGTATCAGATTCGATTCCCGCAAGGTTATCGGACGGTGAGTTTGTTTTCACCAGAAAAGCTACCGATCAATTAGGTGCGGATCAGCTACAAACTATGATGGACGATGCTGAACGTGCTTATGATGGCGGTATGATAAAAAGTAAAATGCAAAAAGCGTTTGGTGGGTTAACTAATGACCCTATGGATACTGAAAAAAGCTATATGAACAGTATGCAGAATACGGAAGACGAGATCAAGAATCAAATGATCAGAGCCAACCGTACTCCCAGCGTATATAGTAACTTAGGATAGAGCTACTTCTTCGGAACCCTCTATCACACAACTAATAGCCTAAAGGCCACCTTAAAGTATCAAGACCCTAGAGTGTAAACGCGAACACTTTAGCTACCTTGAAAGACTTATAGCCCCAGCAGGAGAGCGACAATGACAACTGAAACTTTAGAAGAACCAACAGCAAATCCGTATAACTCTAAGAAAGAATGGCATACGCCTATAGAATCTAATCAAGAATCAGCGGATGGAATGTATTTTGAAAGACCTACTAAACAGGCTACCCGCGAAGCGGCCCCTGAAGAACAGTCAACTCAAAAAAGAACAAATTATAAAAAGCGATACGATGATCTAAAAAAACATTATGATGAAAAGATTTCAACTTTTAAACAACGTGAACAAGAACTTCAAGCTATGGCAAGAGCGCAAGAACCAGTTTATGCTCCTCCAAAAAGTGTAGAAGAACTTGAACAGTTTAGAACTGAACATCCCGATTTATATGAAACTGTAGAATCAGTTGCACATATGCAAAGTCAACAGCAAGTGCAAGGACTACAAGCAAAGCTTTCTGCTATTGAAGAAAGAGAGGCGCGTATATCACGTAGAGAAGCTGAAACGGCCCTACACGATAAGCACCCCGATTTTGAAGATATCAGAGGCGATAACAAGTTTCACGAATGGGCAGGTAATCAACCCGAAGCAATTCAGGATTGGATCTACAATAACCCAAATAATGTTGGACTAGCTATCAAAGCTATTGATCTTTATAAAATGGAAACTGGTATTTCTAAAACTAAAAAGTCTAAGTCGCCACAGTCCAGACAAAATGCAGCAGACTTTGTATCTACAAAAACAACAAATGTAAATACTAACGAAGCTAAAATCTGGACACAAAGGGAAATCGCTAACCTTTCTATGAAGGATTTTGACAAGTACGAAGAAGAAATTGATTTGGCTGTCATGGAAGGAAGGGTTCGATAAATAACTTAATGTCTTTTTTAGGAGTAACACAACATGGCTTTTAACGTATCCGACGCACTATTTGAACAAGGTACAGATACCAATGGTAACTTTGGTAACTCTGTTTCGGGTCAAAATAACTCGTTTTTCATGCCTTCAGTATTTTCCAAGAAGGTTCTTAACTTTTTCCGCAAGGCTTCTGTAGCTGAAGCAATCACTAATACTGATTATGCCGGTGAGATTTCTGCTTTCGGTGATTCTGTAAAGATCATCAAAGAGCCAGTAATCACAGTATATCAGTATGAGCGTGGTGCTGATGTTACTCAAACTAAGCTAACTGACCAAGAAACTACTCTTGTAGTTGACACGGCTAACGCATTCAAGTTCATCGTTGATGATATTGAAACTGCAATGTCGCACGTTAACTTTAAAGAAGTAGCATCTTCTTCAGCAGCCTATTCTTTGCGCGATGCTTATGATGCAGGAATTATTGCTACACTTTTTGCAGGTGTTTCAGCAGCTTCACCTAACCATATTCTTGGTTCGGATAACGCTACTGATTTAGCTGCCGGTACTTTTGATGGTACTGGTAATCTTGACATCGGCTTTGGTAGTAATGAGCATGATCCAATTGATGTTCTTTCTCACATGGCTCGTCTTCTTGATGAGCAGAATGTACCGGAAGAAGGTCGTTGGTTCTTGGCAGACCCAGCATTTTACGAAATTCTCGTTCAGAGTTCTTCTAAGTTGCTTTCTGTTGACTATAATGCAGGTCAAGGTTCAATCCGTAACGGTCTAGTATCTACTGGTAAGTTGCGTGGCTTTGATATGTATAAGACAAATAATATTGCTGCGGCTAGTAATGCTGCCGGTAAAGTTATTGCTGGTCATATGTCAGCGGCTGCTACGGCTCAAGCCATCACTAGCACTGAAGTCATTCGTGACCCAGATAGCTTCGGTGACATTGTACGAGGACTCCATGTTTATGGATCTAAGGTACTTCGTCCTGAAGCACTTGTCTCTGCCTTCTACGGCGTCGACTAGTAGTTAGAGAGAAAGGGGGATGAAATACTCCCCCGATCTTTAAAGGAGAAACCATGCCTCAATTAGGTAGCGATAAACAACCAGTAATGATTAATTCTAAAAAGCGCGGTAAAATTTTAGGAGATACAGGTAGCTGGTACAAACCAGAAAACAAAAAGAAATACGAAGAAAATTACGACAGAATTTTTAATAAACAAAAAAAGGCGTAACTGATGGCTACAACGTACTTAGGTTTAACTAACGAATTACTTCGTGAGCTTAATGAAGTTACGCTTACCTCTACGACTTTTCCTAATGCAGTAGGAGTACAACAACACGTTAAGGATTCTTTAAATCGTGCTTACTTTGATATAGTAAATGAAGAACCACAGTGGCCTTATCTTGCTGTAGCTGAAAGCGGTGCGACAGATCCAATGTACGGGAATGTATCAGTAGATACTGTAGCAGGTACACGTTTTTATGAACTAAAACCTGCGAGTTCTAGTATAACTACAGACTATAGTTCTGTAGATTGGGATAATTTTTATGCAACAACAGTTGGTGTAAATGGAGAAAGTCCTCCTTACATCTCTAGAAATTTAAGATTCACTACAACAGAAGAGTGGAAAGATTATTATCGCTTACAAGAAAATTTAGACGATGCAGACGGTCAACAATATGGCGAACCTGCAAGAGTTATTAGAAGTCCAGATGCTAGGAAATTTGGACTTAGCCCTATACCAGATAAAGTTTATAAAATCTGGTTTTTTGCGTGGGCATTACCTACAGCTTTAGATGCACACGGTGATACAGTCGTGTTTCCTGAAATGTATACATCAGTTCTTTTAGCCCGAAGTAGATATTACATCTGGCAGTTTAAAGACAACCCACAAGCAGCGGCCTTTGCTCTTGATGATTATAAAAAAGGTTTGCGAAGTATGCGCTCTAATCTTCTTGAACCAACTCCTATGTATTTTAAAGACGATAGGATAAGGATAATTTAATGGCTATGTCGCAACCGTTTGGCGTTTCTTGTCGAGGTGGATTAAATACTAATTTAAATCAGCTAGAGATGTTGGCACAGCCCGGAGTAGCAACAGAGCTTCTTAATTTTGAAGTAGATGCAGATGGGGGCTATAGAAGAGTAAACGGCTACAACAACTTTGGAGACACCCAACCTAACGGCAGTAACCGAATACTAGGTTTATTTATCTACGCAGACGGTGTAATTGTTTGTTCAGGTGACGGGATTTTTTTCAGCATAGACGGCGAAGATGCTTGGCTACAAATAAATAAAGCAAGTGTAGCTAGTTCAGGAGATAACTTTAGTACCTTTACAGGACGAAGTGCTGCTGCACGTACTAACCAGCTTCAAAGTACTTTTTCTCTTTTTGAAGGAAATACAGATTACGGCGAAGTAATAATCTGCGATGGAATTAATAAACCTTTTCTTTTTAAAATGACAGGATTAGGAGATTTAAATACTCGCACTTTCTTTGCTTCAGAAATTACAGTTAGCGGAACAACCGCACCTTTAGTTGGAGCCGTTCACGATAAACATCTTGTAGTTGCTGGTGCATCTACTGCAAAAAACACTATCTTTTTTAGTGCAACAAGTGACATAGATAATTTCTCAGGAACTGGTGCAGGAAGTATACTTTTAGATGATCAAGTAGTCGGTCTTAAAAGTTTCCGTACTGATCTTATTATATTTTGTAAAAATAGTATCTTTAAATTAATCAATATTAATAACTCTAGTAACATTGCAATCGTTCCTATTACTAAGAACGTAGGTTGCCTTAACTCACATACAATCCAAGAAATAGGAGGTGATCTAGTATTTCTTAGCCCTGATGGTATTCGTTCAGTGGCAGGTACAGCACGAATTGGTGACGTTGAGTTAGGATCAGTTAGTCGGCAGATACAAGCTGTCATTAAAGACTTATCTAATTCTATTACTGACTTTGTACTAACGAGTGCTGTATTAAGAAGTAAGTCTCAGTATAGATTATTCTATGCTACAACTTCAGCAAGTCCAGCAGCTTCAAGAGGAATAATAGGAACTTTAACTGCTAATGGTTTTGAGTGGTCAGAAACACAAGGAATACAAGCGCTGGGGTTTGCTTCACAATTAAACTTTGAAGGAATAGAAAAACACTTTCACGGCGACAATAACGGATTTGTTTACGAACATGATATAGGCAATACTTTTAGAAGCGGCACAACAGCCTTTAATGTTGTTGCTAAATATGTAACACCTAATTATGATTTTGGAGATATTGGTACTAGAAAAACTATGTACTATGTCAAAGTTTCTCTATCTCCTGAAGGAGTAGTCCTTCCTAAATTAAGAGTCAGATACGATTACGAAGACCGCGAGATACCGCAACCTCTAGATTACACAATGACAGGAATACCAATACCTGCTGTATTCGGAGCAGTTAATTCTACTTTTGGTTCAGCAGTTTTTGGAACTTCTAAAGATCCTATGTTTAGACAAGCTATTGAAGGCAGTGGTCACGTTACAAGTTTTAGATTTAGTACTGAGGACTCAAACCCACCATTCGCAATTAACGGTTTATATATAGATTATGTACCGTCAGGCAGGAGATAATTTAAAATGGGTACACCCTATACAAGACAAAGTACACTTACTGACGGCGACACTATTACAGCCGCACTTTTTAATGACGAGTACAATCAATTACTTACTTCCTTTAGTTATAGTAGTAGCGGCACTACAGGACACCAACATGATGGAACTGCTGGAGAAGGCGGTAACATTGCTCAAATAGGCGATCAAGATTTCCTTAATAAAATTGTAGCTGATAGTACAAATAACCGTTGGAGATTTTTTGTACAAGTAGACTCTGGGTCAGTAGAACAAATACGAGTTCAAGATGGCGCTATAGTTCCTGTGACAAATAGTGATATTGATTTAGGAACAAGTTCATTACAATTTAAAGATGCTTATTTTGATGGAACAGTAGAAGCAGATGCTCTAACAATAAACGGAACATCACTAGCAGAAACTATTGCAGACACTGTAGGCGCGATGGTTAGTAGTAATACTGAAACAGGCATTGCAGTTACTTATGATGACAATGATAACACTTTAGATTTTGTCATAGGGGCGAGTGTAATTGTAAGCTCTATGATTGCTAACGGAACAATAGTTACAGCAGACATAGCTAACAATGCTGTTACAGGAGATAAACTTTCAGACGATGTAACTATTGCAGGTGATTTAGTAGTAACTGGCGATCTTACAGTATCTGGTGATGATATTACTATGGCTACAAATACCGCCGGTAATTTACTTATAGCAGACGGTACAAATTTTAATTCAATAGATGTAGGTTCTTTAGGAGAAATAACCACAGTAGCTAGTGGTGATTTATTTTTAGCACTAGATGCATCAGGTGGTGGTTTAAAGAAAATTTCAAGAAGCACTGTAGTTAGTGGTCTTGCAACCTCTTCTGCTCCTCCC